AGCCGATGGCCGCCGTGAAAACCTCCCGCCAACCCATCGGCTCCCATCTACCCCACCTGTTACAGGAGGGCGTTTAATACGTCATGCACCACGGGGGAGATAAACCCATGGCTAACGTATCCATTAATGACTTAAGAATCATCAATCGGGTGCATGAATTGATTAAGTTAGGTATGATTACGAAGAAGGGTAACAACATGATATTGACTGAGAAAGGGTTTGCCGTATTGTCCGCCGAGTGTGAACCGCCAATCGTCAACCCGAAGAAGGCGTTGCCGCCTAAGGAATCTGCGTGATGAGTAAGTTCCTTGGCGAAGTTGTTGCTTACTTTGTAACTGCTTGTTTGTTGCTGACTGTTGGTAGTTGCACTGTAGGGATTGTTGTTTCGGTTGTACGCGAGGTTTTACGATAATGTGGACAGTTAAGGCTAAGTTGGTTGGCGGCGCTGATGTCGAGATATCATGCTTTGAACGGAAAGCAGCTAAGGAACTTATTGCCGCGCTTAAAGAGATGCAGGAAGTGTCAGATATTGAACTTGTCAAGGCCGTTGTAATGGACGTTAAACCTGACCCGGAAGACCTGAATAGGTGGATTGGAAATATGGACGACTTCTAAACGTAACCTGGAGGCGTAATCGTGAAAGTAGATGTAACGCGTATTGGTACTTTACTCCCGATGCCTGCCCTTGTCAGTGTTGTGTTGATTCAGCAATATTCAATCAGCAAATATCAGGATATGGTTCTTGATTTGGTTCATTCAGAAAGGCAGGTGTTGCCTAATGTTTCCGTCACCAGTAACGGGCGACATGTAACTAGCGGTGGTGATGCGCCTGTGCCGTCCACGCTCGCGGCTAAGGTTTCAACTAGCGCACCCGCAAGTCCTCGTGGGGAGCCACCGCAACAACTAGCGTCATTGGAGAGTGGAGATGGAAATAGCAATAGCGTTGGCCGGAATAACGGCGTTGGTAGTAATAATGGTGGGATCGGTGGTGTTGGTAATGCTAACTTAGTGGAACCTAGCGGCCCACACATGGAGTTTACTTATCTGGCGGACTACGCTTACAGTGAGACACCACCAGATAAAAGCCCGGCCAAGATTGTATTAGCGTCACTTGAAGGCGTACCTGAAGGAACGCCAATGCAGGAGATAAAGCATGCGTCAGACGCCTTCGGGATTGATTACAACTTTATGCGCAGCGTTGCAAAAATCGAAAGCGACTTCGACCCCAAAAACCGAACTGGCAAGTATATCGGACTATTCCAATTATCAGACTATGAGTTCAATAAGTACGGCACGGGTACGATCACTGACGCCCGCGATAATGCGATTGCTGCGGCCTACAAATTTGCAACGGCTGCGAAGCTATTTGAAATCGAGACGCATAAAGAAGCAACGCCAGAATACCTCTACCTTATCCACCAACAAGGTGAGCAAGGCGCAGCCCAGCATGTCAGCCACCCGGAACGTGTCGCATGGGAAAGCATGTGCGCTACCGACGAAGGCCGACAGAAGGGCGAAGGATGGTGTAAGAAGGCGATTTGGGGCAACACGCTTCCAACGGTAAAGAAGACCGCAGGTTCAGTGGAGAAGTTGTTATCGGGTGACTTCGTGCAGATGTGGTCAGAGCGCGTCAAGCACTTCCTGGCAATGTTTATCGGCAAGCCGGATGATGTGCCTACACTGCAGCACGTCGCTAAAAAAGCGCCTGAGAAGAAGCATGACGAGAAGAAAGTGGCGCATCACACTAAGCACGAGTCCAAGCACGCGTCCAAACACGAACACAGTCACTCTCACAAGCATGCTAAAGCATAAACAACGAGGGAAGAATGTCGGCACTAACAGTGGGTTTCGTGGCGTGCGTAGTAATCATGTTGATGTTTCACGGAGAAAGTAAGTGACACTTAACAAAAAGCATCGCGGTATTTTGATGGGTAAAATGGTGCGATTTACTGCGCGGCAAGGTTGGAAGGTTGGATTAACACCGTATCAATATCACATTGCTGGCTTGCATTGGTTTCAGCACGCACGTCGCCAGAGCGAGAAACGAAGATTGGTAGTGGGAGAAAGTAAGTGACAGCACTTAACAAACATACGTGTGGCGAATGCCACTTCGGCAGGTTCATGTCACAGGACTTTACCAAGCGGGTATGTTGGGGCGTGCCGCCGACGCCTATAGTGGCCCCCGACCCAAGGACGGGACAGATGGGCATACAAACAGCCCGTGCTATTGTCGATAGCAATGACGAATGCGCGTTGTGGCGCAAGAAGGAAGAACCAATCCACATGGGCAGTGACGCCCAAGTGATAAGGTCGGGTAATGGTGGTTAAGATGCGTGATATATTAGATTTGATGGCTGGTATCCCGCCTAATCAATGGGTGGTCTATCACACCGGGTATTTGCCGAAGGATAAGAAGAAGGACGAATATCTGGTTACGTTGGCTCAACAGGCGCTTATGGCGCAATCCACCGGCCAGTACGTACTCGCGCAGCGCCTAGTCAAGCGGGCTAACCCTGGCCTCGACTTTGAAAGCGTGGAAGTAAGCGCCAAACTGCTTGCCGAAGTAAAGGAACTACGTGAAGAGATTGCCCGTCTATCCAAAATCCTTGCTGACAAAGAAGCTAGAATCAATCAGAAGAAGCCCTTTTCTGTTTATGATTATTTGATTGCTAAAGTGCCTGTGGACAACTCTTTTAGATAGGTATACTGTCCGCTACCAAAGACTACAACGGGAGGTTGTGTACACTGTTTCTTCAAAAGGAATATGTGCTCATGCCTAGAGGAAAACCACTAACACAAAGTATGATTGACGACGTTTTAGAAGCAATAGAAAACACCGGAGGAAATAAGAAAGAAGCAGCTAGGTTGTTAGGTATACCACGCAGTATACTGTTTGATAGGTTAGCTAGAGCAAAAGGCAAAGGAAGAAACGGCCTCGGTGCACCTAAATCTGAAATTGAGTTACCAAATTTACCATCCAGTGAACTGCCTGTCGAAGAATTGATTGACCAAGCGTGTAAACGTTTCAACGAAAAATTAGTTTACACCGAAGCACGGCGTTGGTTCGAAATCAAAGTAAACAATAATAAACCGATTGGCGTGGTCTTTATGGGCGACCCGCATGTTGATGATGGCGGGACTAATTGGCCGCTGTTACGTGAACATGTATCAATACTTGAAAAGACTGACGGTCTTTATGCGATTGGCGGCAATGACCTTACAAACAACTGGGTTGGTCGTTTAGTAAGATTGTATGCCGACCATGAGATGAGCAAAAAGCAGGCGTGGAAGATCGCCGCATGGTTGATGCGAGAAAGCAACGTCAAGTGGTTGTGTCATATCATTGGTAATCACGACGCTTGGAATGACGGTCCATATCTTCTTAAAGCCAACGCGGGAATAGTGCCGGTCGAAGATTGGCAGGCGCGCTTTCAGTTAGTGTTTCCAAATGAGACACGCATTCGTATCCACATGGCGCATGATTTCCCCGGTACGTCGCAGTGGAATCAACTTCATGGCGCGCAGAAAATGGCAATGTGGGGAGAGGAAGCACATATCTACGCCTGCGCACACAAACATTGTTGGGCGGTACATGAGGAAGAAAACAACTACAGAAACTTTGTGTACTGGCTCATTCGGGCGCGTGGCTACAAACACATCGACCAGTTCTCCGTCCAACTTGGAAAGGGTTCACAGCGTTACGGTGCGTCTGTCACTGCTGTGATTGACCCCAGTGACGATGGCCCCAAGCGTATCAGGTGTTTTCCCGATGTGGCTGAGGCCGCAGAGTTCTTAACATGGAAGCGAGCAAGACAGTGATGGAAGTGAAAATTACATCAGAGCGAGGCAACCCGATGAGGCGGCCTAGTCATGATGCGACCACGGAAGTACCGCGCCAAACGAGTGTGGCAGAATAAAAGAATGTACCGTTTGGTGCGCAAATGGTATGAAGACTGTGAAGACTCTGAAGACTCGCTTCCGAGTTGGGCTATCTGTGGCTTTGAGGATAAGTAAAATGCGTTGGGGATACCTCGGTGGATTGCTGTATGTCATGGTCCCGCCGTTCGCTTTAGGCGTAACGCTGTATGGTTACGTAGTAACACCACAGGAGAAACCAAAATGCTTACAATCATTGGTATCGCAGCGGTCGTAGCATTCCTGACAGGTGGTGGGATTGTGTTTCACAGGACTTACACTGGAAAATGGATGTGGGAATAGTAGGAGAGTTAAAGTGACTGAACGTGAACCATTATTACAAGAGCGGCAGACAACGCACGGTTCGTTCACTAAGAACGCAGTGATATCTCAGGAACTAAAAACAATATTCGATGAGAACCTTGAGTTTCGTGGTGCGTCCACAGAAGTACACAGTGTTCACCGTGAAGCGTTAGATATGATTGCATTGAAGTTGTCGCGCATCTTATCTGGTCATGCCAACTTCAAGGACCATTGGGACGATATCGCCGGGTATGCCAAACTTGCATCAGAGGTGTGTGACAAATGAAAGTGTATCTTGCAGGACCAATGCAAGGCATACCTCACTGGAACTACCCCGCATTTCATGCTGCTGAGAAGTATCTTGAAGGCTTAGGGCATGAGGTGTTTAGTCCAGCTAGATTCGATACGAACCGCTACGGTAAAGACATAGCCGAAGGTAATGAAAAGGGCACCATAGAGTGGGCTGAACAGAACCACGGCTTCAAACGTAACCTTGCTTTGGCCGAAGACCTGGACTGGATTTGCCGCCACGCTGAGATGATAGCAATGCTCCCAGGATGGGAACACTCAACAGGTGCCTTTGCTGAATGGGCCACTGCCAAGGCTTTAGGGCTTAAGTTTCTGTATATATGATGATGGACTTGTTGCAATGGTTGGGTATGGCGGCCATCGCGTTGGCTTATTTCTTTTATGTGCAGCGTCCATTGTTAGCCTCTTACATCACAATCGTTGGGTGTTTGGCTGTCTTGATTTGGGCGGTATTACTTCAGCCCATAGCGTGGGGCATTATTGGACTGGAACTGACCGTAATCGTGATGAGCTTACGGAATATATATCTGGCAATGAAATGAGTCGTACCAAATCAGACGGCTTACGTGTCCACCGGCTTGAAACGGCGGCTAAGTGGTATCAAGTTGAGCAGTTCATAGGCGGTGGTTGGTACCCATTATCACTGCACGCTGATTTTCATGAAGCCATAACTGAGTTGGAATATCGTAAGGCCGCCCTGCGGGAGTTGCATTGGGATGAGACTAAAGTGAATAAAGACGTGGTGTCATGAAAGTCTATTTGTGTGGGCCAATCAATGGTTGTACTGATGAAGAGTGCAAAGACTGGCGTGAGTTTGTGAAGCAACGTTTGTCTGACACACTTGACCCGATGTGCCGTGATTATCGAGGGCGTGAGGCCGAGTGTTATGTTGAAATAGTTGAAGGTGACAAGGAAGACATCGACACAGCCGACGTTCTATTGGTTAACTATGATAAGCCGAGTGTAGGCACTAGTATGGAAATCCTTTACGCTTGGAATCAGGGCATACCAGTTGTAGTAGCTTGCAAACCCGAAACTAGTATTAGCCCTTGGCTACGCTACCACTCAACCAAGATGGTTCATTCGTTTGATGATGCTATCAAGTGGATTGAGGCGCTATGAACTTAGAGCGAATAAGAACCCTTCAAGAACGTCTACGCAAGGCTAAGGATGCTCTTGGCCACGGCAGTGACGCGCGCGGTGGCCCGAAACTGAATAGTCAAGGAATACCCCACTTAGGGCGTAATGGGGAGCCGTTGCCTGATACTGCCCCCCATTCGATTTATGTGGGCAGGAAAGCGGCTGTAATGGCTGAAACTGCGGCGCGGGACTTCTACCCTGGAAAATACTACATTCATCCTGTGGCTGATTATGGGGATCACGATACAATTGGAGTCAACAGCAAGAAAGAAGTTAAAGCCCACATTCGCGACTTCAAATATCACTATCCTCATATCCGAGTAGTCAAGGTGTGACTTGGCTTAAGCGATTACTCATCTTGTCGGTGCTATGGACGCCGTTCGATTGTATCATTAGTTACAGTGCCGCCCGTGCCGGTGAGCCGTATAGTTATTGGATTTGGCACGACATTTTCCATATAATGTGAATCCGTTGGTGAAACGGATAGGCGCGGTAAAGTCAGGCTGCAAGGGGAACGCCAACCCTGCAAGGCGCAGTCTGGTGGAGTGTAGAGCGGCTCCCCGCGCCTAACTATTCAGAATTAGGAGATAAACATGATCACACCCATGCGGTGTAGCGCCCGCTTATAGGAGATGTGATCATGCGAGGCCGTGCATTTCGGCGGCATATGGCCGTCACGAAGATGTGGCGTAGACTGAAAGAAGACCGTAACCAACATTATGACGATTTGGCTTGTCCCTGTTGGACTGACGCTAGGGTAATGGCGAAGTTCAAGGAACAGCCTAAACTGTGCAGTTGTTGGATGTGTTGCAATCGGCGGCGTATTGAAGGCCTGACCATTCAGGAGCGCCGCCAGGAGAACGACGATGCCTTTTCCGAGTCTACCTAGGCTGTTCAATGCTGTACTGCCGCGCGCACGCCCATTCACGCCTATGGGCGTGTCGGGTACAGCCGTTTATGCGGGCTACGTACTCAGCCCTGAGCGCAACCCCAAACTCATTGGCCAAGAGAAATACCGCACCTTCTCCGACATTCTGGCTAATACCAGCATCGTCGCGGCGGGCATGCGTTACTTTCTCAATATCGTGGCTAAACCGGCATGGTCTTGTGAGCCTGCTAACGACACTGCCGAAGCTCAGAAAGCCGCTGAATTTGTTGAAGAAGCATTGTTCGAGAAGTTGCACACACCGTGGTCCCGCGTCGTGCGGCGTATGGGCACCTACCGCTTCTACGGTTTCGCCATCGAAGAGTGGACGGCCAAGCGGCGTGATGACGGCAAAATCGGCCTGAAAGATATCGAGGTAAGGCCGCAATGGACAATCTGGCGATGGGAAGTGAACGAACGGGGTTATGTCACTGGTGTGTGGCAACGCGACCCGTTGACCGGCCGTGAGCTAGGCTTGCCTAGGGCCAAATGTATATATCTGGTTGATGATACCTTGACGGACAACCCTGAGGGGTTAGGGCTGCTGCGCCATGTGGTCGAGCCGGTAGACCGGCTTCGGGAGTACCAGCGGCAGGAAGGTTATGGGTTCCTCAGGGACCTACGCGGAGTGCCCGTAGGAAGGGCACCCATTGACGAATTGCAGCAACTGGTATCCAAGGGCCAACTTTCCAAAGGCGACTACCAGAAGGCCCTAGACGATTTGCTAGACTTCGTACGGTTGGAGCGTAAGGGTACTGATACGGCTATTTTGCTTAACTCACAACCCTACGTTGACCGTACCGATACTGGCGAGACTATGGCGACCCAGAACAAGTGGGGCGTCGAGCTTATCCAAGGTGCGGCTCCCGGCTTGCCCGACGTGGGCAACGCCATCACCCGCCTCAATAACGAGATAGCCCGTATCCTTGGTATCGAGCATCTTATGCTTGGTGCGACGGCAGCGGGTTCGTTTGCCTTGGCCAAGGAGAAGGCGTCGAACTTGTATCTCCTAGCCAACAGTGTGTTGCGAGATATCCGCTTGCAGGTGCAACACGACGTGTTGTGGCCGTTGTGGAAACTCAATGGCTTTGACGACGAGTTGATGCCTGAACTCAAGGCCGAAGATGTGTCACCTAAGGACGTGGTGGCAATCAGCAACGTGCTGCGCAACATGGCGGTGAGTGGTGCGCCAATCATGCCTGATGATGAGGTACAGAATAGTATCCGTGACCTTATGGGTATGCCAAATATCGACCTTGAAAGGCATGAAGACATGTCTGAACAGTTGACGACACCGCAGCCACGGCCGGGTGAACCGGGCTACACGCCTGCTAGCGGTATTGACCCGAAAGATCAGTTGAAGATGATGCAGCAGGATCAGAAGGACCAACAGCAGCAGGAGGACGAAGAAGTCGGCAAGCCTAATGGTAAGGTGGCTAAGTCCATGACAGGTTGGACCGGCAATGGCTTTGCTGACTATAACGACTTCAGCGTGCCGATTGCCAAGACTGAAATCGTCCATATCAACATAGACGAATGATGCAAACCAACGTCCATATCCACGGCACTAACGCCCGCGCCCGCGTGATTGAAGCGTTGTCCAAGGCGTTCCCCAGCAAGGATTGGACTGGCATTGGCACTGACGTGACGATTGAAGGAGTCAATGCCCGTGAGCGGGTGTTGGCTGCGTTAGCGCCGTTGGGTAAGGCTTATGACCCAAGCGAACCAAGGGATGAAAGGGGACGTTGGTGGCATGGTTCGCCGTCAGGTGAACTTGTGGGTGGTTCTACCGGGCTTCATTTAGGGACTAAGGAAGCAGCAACACAAGCACTTGAAGCGCGTATAGGCACTCCAGCCGATGGACATGGTTGGACTGGGGATAAGCATTATGGCGATACGTTACTTGCGGGGGCTGACACGTTAGCACGTCTTGATCCGAGAGGATATAATCGAACTGGTTTCCGTGCTGGTAGTGATTACCCTAAACAAGATTTTTACCCCAAAGATTATCTTAAAACTAATCCAAAGGAGTGGCCTAAATATTCTAATGGTGAGAAGGTACCACTTACAGCAACACCAAGCGTTCGCCCGTTCCATATTGTAGGGCATATAAATAACACAGTAACGACGCCTTACGATGATTTCAAAGCCAATGGCTATATGGCAGGAGCACTCAAGCGAGGTAAGGCTAAGAGTGGTTATTACTATCGCAATGTTGGTGAGGATGCCGGTTCAATATCGGTAGTGGTGCCAAGTGCTGCTCATGTTGTTCCTGATCTAGCTAAGTTCAACACTTACCACGACCCGAAGACAGGCGAATTTGCTTCTGGCGGTGAAGTCTCAGGCTATTCCAAGAGTGCCCAGTTAATCCGTGGCGTCATCCACACTGACAACGTCTATGACGCTATCCAAGCGCTGAAGGATAACCGCAAGGTTGAACTCAATCAGCCGCGTGAAGTCGCTACCTTGATCAAGAAACTCGGCAAGGTGGCGATGGATATGGAAAAGCACGGCGAGAAAGCGCCTAACTTCAATTTGTGCAACGTCTCCGTTGAAGGCACCAACTTGTTCTGTGCTGAATCCAAGGGCATTCCACGGGTGAAAATGCCTCAGTTAAAGGACCCTGATGAACTGTTAGGTTACTTGAAGGATCATGGTGTCAACGTCGAAAAGACCCGCGAGTATTCCGACCACCTTCGCGCCACTCAGGACGAACTAAACGGGGCTAAGGTATCTGCCATGATGAAGCAGATGCGTAAGGGCAAGCGTGACCCCGATGATAGGCGGCTGATTGTATCCAAGGATAACTACATCGTTGATGGTCACCATCATTGGGGGGCCGTTGTCGGCCTTGATGCGTCCGACAACAAGTTCAAGACCAAGATGAAGGTCAGCCGCGTCGATATGGGCATCATCCCGTTGCTCAAATTGGCTGAGAAGTTTTCCGGGCCGCACCAAGCAATGGGTGATGTGCGCAACTTGGTGGTCAAGTTGGCAGTGCTGCAATACCGGCTTAACAAGTACAACGAAGCGCATGAACCTGCTGGTAGTTCTAAAGGTGGGCAGTTTGCGCCGAAAGGTGGCGGTGACCAAGCCGATTATGAAGCGAAGCTTAAGGCCTATAATGATAAGGTCAAGGAGGCCAACAATCGTGTCGGACTTGCACGGGCTGCTTTGAACGCGGTGGGCTTTGCTGCCACTGATGAGACGGGTGTTTTATATAATCCGCCACCTGTTCAGGGCGTTGGGGTTCAGGTTAGTCACGCTGTTCAAGTTACCAATGCTAACCAATTTCCAGAACATGCCAGTAAAATCTTAGAGTATTGGCAGGCACAACAAGACCGTTCCAATCTTATTCCGCCGCAACCACCGAAGCCGCTGCCTGAGCCGCTACGCCCAATGCCGAAAGTATCTGGTGAACTTAACCCTAAAGCCATCAACGTCGGCGGCGACGAATGGAATAAGAGAACAGCCATACGCTTGGAGAGTGAATACCAAATTGCCAAACCTGAGTTGGAAAAGATTGTTACTGACGCCGTTGCCGGTAAAGATGTGGTGCCGACTGGGCGTGTACCGAGTGATTGGAAGGTTGTCCCGCATCCAGTTGCCGGTGAAGGTAAGTTTGCATTACAAGCATCAACCGGTGAGTATGGAACAAACCCAGCGGGAATTGCACCTGCTGTATTTGCTTCTGAGGCAGAGGCAGAGTCTGCAAAGAAAGATTACGCACCGATGCAGGGGCCTGAAGAAGAAGAGGAAGAACCGCCCCACGAACCGGAAAGTTGGGATGAATTAAGCGATGCTGACCAAGAGTCCATACAAGAGAAATGGATTGAAGAAAATAAGGACGCGTTCATTGCCGATGAAGTTACTAGTTGGCATGACAATGGTGATTCCAAGGATGATGCTGCATCTCAAGGTGTGTGGCAGTTTAATAAGGGCACAGACAAGGACTCTGAGTGGGTTATGGATGCATTGAAAGAGCATTATGAAGCGCGTGAAGAAGAGGGCAAGCCTGAAATACCATTCACACCATTGCAGATAGCGAATGCATTAGATTTGGATTATCAGGCTTGGGGTAGTGGCAATGTTGAAAAGGGTCTAAACATAAATTTCAAGAATGACAAGTTACAAGAGCCAAAAGGTCTCGAACCTAATCAGCTTGTGCTCCCCGGTATCGAACCAATAAAGCCGGAAAGTATGTTAACCGAAGATATGCGGAAGGATATTGGAGATACTGTTACCAAAGCATTGGATAAGTACGCTGACGATAAATCATGCGCCATGGAACCGCCTGAGTATCTGAGTGAAAACGCCTTGGAGTATATGCCTGAGTATTTCGACAGTAAGTCTAACAAGGAAAAGTTTTCGTTAGCCAAGACATATGGCATTGTGGGTGGCGAAGATAACCCGGTAGCGGTTGTTAACACTTATGAGAAGTTGACTGAGTTGCCCAAGCATTTCGACCCGCTTCAGACTGGCGGCGGCGATGCTGACTACAAGCGGACCCAAGCGGTAGCGCATTATCTGTCGGCGCACCGTGCTGCGCAGATTATGGCTGAACGCGGTATAACTGGGCCGGGAAAACGCCTTACCGGTATCCTTACGGGGAATGACCCTAATAACTCAACCAAAATGACTTCAGTACCTATCAGTGTAGAAGATATTGCTAGTAAAGACGCTAACCTTTGGGACAGGTGGAAGAGTAGTTCAACATCAGGTGGCGGTATTTTGTTGCAGGTCGCCACTGCGGACGAACTTGGCGGCCGGTTGCATGAATACGGAAGGGTTGATAGAGCACGCGCTATTGAACATGCAAATGAAGATTATAAAAGCATTGGCGGCTACGCAGGTGTCAAGGCCTATATCCGCGCCAAGTGGGAGACTTCGCAGTATATGTTAGACAAGGCGGATATACATACTGTCAACGTTTATCGCGGCATTAATATGCCAGAGTTGACTAATAAACCAATTTTCTCTCCCGTCGAACTGTCTCCGATAGCGGCTGAGCAGTATGGGGCAAAGTACAAAGTTTCAGCATACTTCCCGCATGAAACTACTAACCCGACATACCACAAAACCTTTGAAGAAGCTCAAGATGCGGCCAATCAAAAGAACAAAGAAGTAGAAGCTAACTACAAAGGTCCTAAGGAAGAGAAAGTGGCTGTTGAACCACCCACCGGTACTGAAGATTATGCGACAGGTAGAACTTACACCAAGCTTCCTGACTTAGTTGTGAAACGCAATGGTGCAGCGTCAACTTCATCTGACCGTGATGTATCTAACGGTTGGGATGGTACCCCACGTGTTGTGCTTCGGGCCGAAGTGCCGCGCACTGCTGTTGTTAGCGTGCCTGCGTATGGTATCAATGTGCAGCATGAACACGAAGTCGTTATTGCCGGTACGTCGTGGGTAGGATGGGATGCGTGGAAAGATAAAGCGCCTAGCTTTGAAGAAGTGCCAATGGCACATGGACACAAGCAACCTGAGAAGAAGGCTGCATGACCAAGGTTATTGATATTCTCCACATGGAAGTAAGCCAAAACTTGCCTCATTGGTTATCGCCTGAGGCTAGGCTTAAGGGGCGACTAAAGGAAATCCGTGCCAAAAACCGGCAACGGTATTTAGATAGACTGACTAAGGCTTATGACCCAAGTGAACCACGGGATGAAGGTGGGAAGTGGACTAGTGGTGGCAGCGTTACTAATACAGCCGCGTTTAAGTCATGGTTCGGTGGCAGCAAGGTTGTAGATGACGATGGTAAACCTTTGGTTGTTTACCATGGTACGACACAAAACATAGAACACTTTACGCGTGAAAAAGCTAACGTTGAAGCAGACTTTGGTGCTGGTTTTTATTTTGCTTCTAGCATTCACGATATTAACGCAAATTATGCTGGGTTCGGTCCTGATTTGACTAGTAAGATTGAGCGTGAGGCTGACCGTATTGAAGCGGAGGCTGACTGGGCTGAACGTGGTGGTAAGGGAGTATATGAAAGACAACAGGGGGCACATGAGGAAGCGGTAGAACAAGCACGGCAAAAGTATGCTGCAAATCAAGGCACAGTGCTACCAGTCTACCTGAAGTTTGAAAACCCATTTACTCTTGGTGGGAAGAATGAGAGTTATCTTGATTATGATTTGAATTATGATGAAGAGAGTGACCTATATGGAGAGCCGACCGGTACCCTAGCCAAATTTACTGAACAACTGAAATTGGCTGCATCACGTGCTTCTGATGCTAATGTTGATGATTTAGTTGATAAAATACACGAACATGGCATTGATGGCGGCATGTCTGCATCAAAACTAGATGATTTAGTTCGTAATGATGAAAAATTCAATTATGCGACCGATGATAAAGGTGATCTTAACTCGCATGAAATCTATCGCCAAGCGCTGGAAGGTGTAGGGTTTGACGGGGTCATTGACCACACTGTGTATACCAAGTTTGGTGGCGGGCGTAAGATAGGTCGCCCGATGAAGGAAGTAGACCAAGATGACACACATTATATAGCATTCGAACCTACCCAGATTAAATCTGCTATAGGTAACAGAGGCACTTTTAACCCTCATAATCCTGATATTGGCAAGGGGCAAAAACCATGACCTTCGCTTACCCGCAAGTCAATGTTGCAGGTAATAACTACAATGCTTACGGCACCCAACAAGACGCTGATGTCTATTTGGGGGCGGCTATTGCCTATGATGGGTGGGGCACAGCCGACGATGACACCAAAGGCAAGGCCATTGTATCCGCAACACGGTGGCTCAATACCCTGCAATGGCTTGGTACGCTCGACGCAGGGGCCGTGCCGCCCATGGCGTTTCCACGGGATGGCTTGGCTAACACTACCGATGGGATTATCCCGCAAGGTGTAACCTTCGCCATGTTCGAGATAGCGGCAGGCCTTGTGGATGACCCCACCCTGTTGGTCGATAACAATGACCCTATCGCTAAGACGTTGTCGGCCAGCGCGGGTTTGAATATTACGTTCTTCCGCCCCCATGATGTGTTTTGGGCTGCACCCGTGCCTAAGGCGGCGTTGGCATACATTCAGCCTTACCTTGCTAGTATCTCCCCGGCAGGCGGCCCAACTCCGGTTGGCTTCCGCTTCAAATCGCCGCTTGACCGTAAGGATGACTTTTTCCACGGATTGTAAGTATGATTGTAATGGTGGCTGAGGCGTACAAGTCTCAGAGAGCCTACCTTATGGGGTAGCCAAGGTCCCCGTACGAATGGACGCCCACCAATAGTTAAAAAGGTTAAAACGTATGAGTATCATGACTGTGGATAGTGCCGTGGGTGAAGAACCTTTACACGTGTTTGCGCGCTTGCTAATGAATGCGCTGCAAATCGAAAACACCAAAATCTATCAGGACACTCTACGCCTGCCGCGTTATGCTGACCATGACCGGCTACTTAAGTATGGCGCGCGTGTCTACAGTCAATGCGACGAGGACGGCATTATTGCCGAGATATTCAAGCGCATTGGCGTAACTAACCGCACCTTTGTTGAGATAGGCACGGGCGATGGCACGCAATGTAATACTGTGGCCTTATTGGTGGACGGCTGGCGTGGCTTGTGGATTGAAGGGATGCAGGAGAACTTCGAGAAGATTGAACATAACATTTGTCCATTGTTCCCGACACTGAAGGCTATTGGGTGCCTAGTTGATGCCGAAAATATCAACGACCTTATTACCGGAAATATGGACAGGGAGGTTGACCTATTATCCATTGACATTGATGGCAACGACTTTTGGGTATGGCACGCGCTGACGGCTATCAATCCACGAGTTATTTGTATCGAGTACAATGCATTGTTACCGCCGCCTGTCTCACGGGTTGTGCCTTATGACCCTGAGTGGAAATGGGATGGCACGCACTATTATGGTGCGAGTTTGGAGGCGATGTGCCGGTTAGGGCAAACCAAAGGCTACTCGTTGGTTGGTTGTAGCTTTGCCGGGTCTAATGCCTTCTTTGTGCGGGATGACGTGTTAGTGGAGGAATGGCAGTCATCTTATAAGCCCTTGTTTAAGAAGCCTTTCACCGCCGAAGAACATTATGAACCAATCAGGTTCTTTGCGGCGTTGTCGGTTGGCCATGCGGCACGGCCCGCACCATGGGCTTATGTCGATAATAACTTCAAGGTGAGTTCGCCTTTCCAGATTATGCCTGAGCCAATCTCATGAGTCATGTTGACGCGGATTTAGAGGCGGCAACAGCGGCTCTTATGGCACTTACGGAAGCCAATATACCGCCTGATGTGCAAGAGTTATTGGTTTATGGCAATGATATTGATGTTGCCCCCGGTGCCTTGTCAAAAGCAGTGAAGGCTGCATTGTTAGTATACCAGAGATTACTAAAACTAAGATGACCAAGTTGGAGTTACCTAACATCACGCTAGTAATGATTGAAACGCTTGTCCATAAGTTGGCGGCGTTGACGGTTCAGGATTGCTTGGACAAGGTTGAGTTTGGTGAAGTCCTAATCTTCAGTGATGTCGCTTGGGATACACCGGGGCGTACCTACAAGGTTCACGGCTTTAACAAAATCGGTTGGGAGACTTTCCGTTGGTATGAAGCGCCCAAGTATATCACCACTTCACACGGCTTATTTGTGGAATGGGATGCAGGGATATTCGACCCAACAATGTGGAAGGATGAGTACCTAGAGTATGATTACATAGGCGCACCTTGGCCACCTAACTGGCATACGGACAAATTCAATGACCGCAACGTCGGAAACGGAGGCTTTTCGTTACGCAGCAAGCGACTGCTTGATTATCTCTATGAGCATCGAGCAGACTTTCCTGTCACCACCGACGTGGGTGATGCTTTATTTTGTTGGGTGTACCGACCACGCTTGGAGCAGGCAGGATTCAAATGGGCACCCGCTGAGTTAGCTTTGGACTTCGCCTTTGAAATAGTCAGGCGAAGCGAACACAGTCGTCATTTTGGCTATCATAACGTCATGAACTGGCCTTTGGTATTATCACCTGACGCTTTGAAGGAACGGATGGATATTGCTAAGACTAACGAGTACATAATCAAGAAAGAGTTATTAACTCCTAACCACTTTCCTAACCTTTATCCTCGTGGATATGACGCTAACGGGCATTGGCGGTTGCAACAGGACGATGGCGGTTGGTTTGTCAGGGCTTACGATGTTAATAACAAGACGGTCGGTGAGTTTGTGTATGCGACAAGTAACAAGTGGATGCTGGCGTAATGGACACCACTGCATGGATTATCGTTTGTTTCTCTTGCCTAGTATTAGGTTATTGCTATGGCCTGTGGCATGCGGCAAGAATCGTGGGGCGGCTGCGTAAATGACAAAGTTGCAGTTACCTAATGTGACCTTAACCGCAATCGAAACGCGAGTGCATAAACTGGCCGCGCTTACGATTCAGGACTGCTTAGATAAGGCCGAGTTTGGCGGCGTCATTATCTTCAGCGATACTTTCAATGACTTTCCAAAGGCTGCACAACACATCCAAGTAGAAGATTGGGGTACTAAACTTGGGTATGCTGAGTGTGCTTGGTATGGGGTACAACAACACCTTAAGACTCCGTACACATTGTTTGTGGAGTGGGACGCCGGGATATATGACCCGGCCATGTGGAAGCCGGAATATCTCGACTACGATTATATAGGTGCCCCTTGGCCACCCTCTTGGGCGTGGGTTGGTAATCCCTTTAATGTAGGCAACGGTGGCTTTGCGTTGCGTAGCAAGCGGTTAATAGATTATGTGTATGAACATAGGGACGAATACCCTATTCATACTGAGAACGTTGATGTTTTGTTCAGCCGACATTATCAGCCACGTTTGGCAGCAGCGGGCTTCAAGTGGGCACCCGATGAGTTAGCCTTAGATTTTGCTTTTGAGTTTATTAGGCGAAGCGAGGACAGCCACCATTTTGGTTATCATACCGTCAAGAATTGGCCTTCGGTGTTGTCCCCTAGTGCGTTGAGGGAACGGTTGGAGGTTGCCAAAACCGACGAATATGTTACCAAGAAACTCTTGGCTGACCTTAATAATTTCCCGACCAGATATGTACGAGGGTATGATGCCAATGGTCAGTGGCAGTTATATGAACGTAACGAATGGAGTTCGGATATGAGTGAGTCTTTTACGTGCATTCGTAAGTGTAGGCATGGCTTGTTTTGCTATTTCCCGCATGACCAGTATATCGGTCGTGCACTCGACATCTACGGTGAATATGCCGAGGCCGAAGTTGACCTTTATGATAAGTTGCTTAAGCCCGGCATGGTGGTGATTGAAGTCGGTGCTAACATGGGCAGCTTGACAGTGCCAATTGCCAAATTCGTAGGCGAGACTGGGCGGGTATTTGCCTTCGAACCACAACGTATCATATTCCAGCAGTTGTGCGCTAATCTGGCGATGAATGGTATACTCAATGTCTTTGCCGAACCAATGGCGGTTGGTGATGGCACAGGCGAAGTTGGTGTGCTTCCGACTGATTATAGAAAGCCCGCTAACTTTGGAGGCACTTACCTAGTGGCAAGCGCCCCCGAAATGGTGCCAATGATCCGCTTGGATGATTACTACGGCGGCGGTGTTAAGCCGTCATTCCTGAAGATAGATTGTGAGGGAATGGAGTTAGCCGTACTCAAAGGTGCGGAAAAGATGATAGCCGAAAGCCGCCCGGCCATTTATGTAGAGTATCCTGAACGTGCAGGAAGCGAGATGATTCAGTGGTTAATGGATCATAAGTATGACATGTGGTGGCACATTCCGATGTTGTTCAACTCAGACAACTTCCGTGCTAACAAGGATGACAGGGACCCTTGTGTTTATAACGCAGAGAACAATACTGGCTTGGCGTCGGGCAATATATTTTGCATGCCATCGGAGAAGCAGTTTAAGGTTGTTGGGTTGCGCTCCGTACTGGGGCCAAATGACAGTCCGTGGGAAACTAAAGAAGGTATCTTAGTGAAGGAGAACGTGGCGTGAGTTTTAATGAAGAAGGACGTAGCGTGACTTATACTTATAATTATGCTGAAAAATCTGATCTTGATATCGCTAGGCACATCAATTTAGCCTTACTGTTGTGCAATGGCATTAGCGAGCAGGACGCGGGCTTCGATATGATTGTTGGGATCAATGATAAGGGCTTGGAACAGGTCGCGCGAATCATCGGTGAAGTTAGAAAGGCCTGTGCAAAGGAGGACGTGGCGTGAGTGATTTTCCGAATGAACTTAACTTAGAGTCAGAGGAAAAGAAGGTCTACAAACCCTACGAACCTACGCCGCCTATTCCTGCGGGTCTTATCGAACCGAAGGACCCCCCGAAGTTCAAAAGCGGTTGGTGCGGCGTATGCAGGCTAGGAGGCATCGGTGACAACCTGATGTGCGCTTCTCCACTCAAATTGCTAAAGGAGAAGTGGGGCAAGGTTGAAGTGCTAAGCGGGCCACCGCAATACACGGTGTTTGAGAACAACCCGTATATAGATAAGTTGACGGTTATCGACAAAGCGTCAATACCTAATGATAGTTCCGGCAACAACGCCAACTACTTTTGGGGCCGGGGTAAGGAATACGACGCATGGTTTCATTTATCTCATAGCTGCGAGACAACCCGCGCGCTGTTCGTAGGTCAGACGCATTTCTACTGGCCTGCCTCATTCCGGCGCAAGTTCTGTGGTCAGTCTTATCTTGAGACTATCCATGATATTTGTGAAGTGCCGTATGAGTTTGGACCGTTATTCTTTCCTACCGATGCTGAAAAGGAGTTAGCGTTAAAGACAAAAAAGATGGTGGGTGAGAAGTTCATTGCGTGGGTTATCTCAGGTACCCGCATAGACAAGTTGCATCCTTATGCGTCGATGATTGTAGCGCAGCTTATCCGTGAAGTCGCGCCAGTTGTGGCTATGGGTGCGCCGGGCAAGGACTTTGGCTTAGCCAAGGCTATGCAAGAAGATGTGCTTAGGTTCAATGGTAATGATAAAGGTTTTCATGTTGCCATATCTGAGAACCCAGAAAAGCCAAATTGGGGGCCACGACGAGAGTTAAGTTTCGCGCAGGTAGCGGATGTAGTGGTGACTCCAGATACAGGACCTGGATGGGCAGTAGCCTTCGAGCAAAATAAGAAGGTGGCGTTGGTATCCCATGCTAGTGCTGAGAATATAACGAAGGGTTGGGTCAACACTATTACCTTGCATGCTGACCAAGTACGGGTGCCGTGCTGGCCTTGCCACCAGTTACATGACAGTATGGTAACATGTACCTGGAACCGTGAGAAAACAGCGGCAGCTTGTATCTCTGATATTGGTACGCAAGTTATCGTTAAGGCAGTCAAGGACCAGTTCGGACTAACTTAAGGAGAACACTCTAATGGCTAACATATCAAACGCTACGCCTGCCCAACTGGCGCGGTTGTCTGCCTACGTCGTGCAAATGCGTTCTGTCTGTGCACAGTTGATGAAGGTGCAAGCGCAGATGAACGCTCTCAATGACATTTATAATGCCGATATTGTCACTATCCTTGGTACAACGGCAGGGTTGACGGTCGCGGATAGTTCGGGGTTGGTAGGAATTACGCCACTGCTCGATAGTGAGGTCGCCAACATCACGTTCTGGTTCCAGAATCTTATGGCGACTTATTATGATAGTTCGCACCGGGCTTTGTTTACGCGTGCGTGCGGGGCTAGCAATACTCTCTAAATAAAAAAGGATTGACCTTATGGCGGTCCAAGCGACAGCCGTTTGGCGTGTGCGCCCTAGTGGCAATAACGCCAATGGCGGCGGTTATGATTCCGGCATTAGCGGCGCGGCCACTGATTATTCGCAGCAGGACGCAGCGCAAGCGACCGGCACTAATGGTGCGGGTTCGGCATCAACTACGTTCACGGATACGACTGCCAACGCATTCACTGCGGCTATGGTTGGCAACTGCATTTATATTGCGGGCCAGGGCTTCTATTTTGTCGTAACATATACCGATGCGGGGCACGTTGTTGTTGACCGTGCGCTTGGGACATTCTCAGGAGCATCATGGAAGCTTGGTGGCGGTTGGGCTGATTTTTGGACTAATACTGCTGCTGCCGCGACTTTCCCTGCGCCCGTTCCCGGTAATACTATTTATATCCTTGGGTCGGGCACACCTAATCCATCAAGTTATACTTACGATTACGTAATGACGGCGGCCTTCACTCCGGTCGTTGGTTCGATAGTAACGGGTTTTATCACTTTCACCAACGATCCCGCGACACCGGGTTATAGGGCACCACCAGATACTACAGGCGGTATGCCTTGTATCCAATGTTTTGCAACTGATGGCATTTACTTACAGTGCCATAAATTTATTGGGCTTTGGTTTGTGGCTAGCAGTGCGGCTGGCCCCGGTCTGTTTCTGACAAACACTGCTCATTTTTGTCACTTCTTTGGTAATGTCTTTGACCAACTTGGTTATGATATTTGGTGCATTGGTGGAGCGAAATACTGCGCTATTTATGCTTGCGAGTTCTTTTCTTCGGTGGCGTTTCGCGGCTTTGTGAACGGGTCTGCGGCGATCAGTGCAACACCTTTAACGGGGGGTGTAGTAATCTGCGGCTGCAATATTCATGATATGGGTTACAATGGTATCTATGGAAGAAATGGGAGTATCACTATAATCAACAACATCATTGCGAAGTGTGCGGCGAACGGAATCGACCTTTACATTAGCAGCGATTTTCCGCCGTTTGTAATTCAGAACAACACCATAGACGCGAACGGTTTTGACGGTGTTCATGTTTCGGCCGGTGCGTCCACGGTTTCCTCTAATATGGTGATTATGAATAACATCATTACTAATCATCCTGTCTATGTTGGCCTTGAGATTGATAGTTATGCGGCACCCCTTGGTGACATAACCAAGGGCTTCATGGATTTTAACGTGTTCTACAATAACGCCACAGATGTGCTTGGACTCAACTATGGACCTCATGACACTCATGGCGGGAGTGATCCGTATGTCAATCAGAGTACCCAAAATTATTCATTGGCATAGCTATCAATGACTATCCTCACGCCATCGAACGCATTTCCTAACCGCAATGTGTTTTGCCGTGGCCAAAAGGTTGATGCTGACCAAATGGTGGCTACCGGCCTTCCTGATGTTAATACGTTCTCAGCCTTGACGATGTCTGGTTGGTTTATCCCAGGTTTTAGCGGTGGGTCGCAATTCATTCTCGGTGGTGATAATGCCTATGTTATAATGGCGTGTTCGACGCAGTCTGCCAGTCCTATTTTTTACAGAACTACTTCCTCGCCGGGAGCGTTCGCTGGTTTGGTCGGTATTGGGTACCCGTCACCGTGGCATCATGCAGCGATGACTTCACCTAATGGTGCTGGCGGCACCACTATAGGTTATCTTGATGGTGCTTTTGACGGTTCTATTGCCAGTGGTGATTTCCATACGACCACAGCGTGGGTTGGTCTCGCTGGTCTCCGTGGCTCAGTTGCCGATTTAGCAATTTGGAACATCGTACTAACTCCGACGCAGATAGCTCAGTTGGCGGCCGGGAAGCGGGCTAACACTGTTGGGGCAAACGCTAACTTGGTTGCTTACTGGCCGATTGTTGGCGCTTCACCGGAACCTGATCTTTCTGGTAATGGTTATAACATGGCGCTGACTGGCACTATTCTAACGGCAAACCCACCACCACTGAAGTTGCAATCATTGAGTGGTGGGATAGCATTCCCGCAGCATCTATGACCCAAAGCCAAGTCATATCATATACCTATCCCGGCGCGGTGTGGCCCAAGGGGACTGGGCCTGCGGTGCTGTCGTGGACGAATGCGTTTCCAAATCTTGCCTTCCCGCAGCACCTGACCGGCCAAACCAACACCGTGCAGAACTTCCTCTATCCCGGCGCGGTGCAGCCTGCTGTCCCGCCTTTAACCCAGGCACATTTCCGCTTCCGTACCGATACTTTGGCGACTGACGGCACTCCAACGTGGGGTGCAGCGGAGGACACACTATGACTTTCAACCCCGGTGTATTGCCGTTTCGCATCCGCTTCAGTATCCAGAATCTACTCGCTGATATCTATTCTGGACCTTATGAACTTTATGTCTCTAAGAATGGTGGGGCTTACACACAGGTGACGGCTTCAGGCACGCAGGGTGTGCTAACGTCTACCGCTGCCAGCAGTGATGCTGATGAAACACCAATTTATGTGCCTAGACTGACGCCCCCTGCTTCCTAACGTTCCCACGTACCACGTAGCAATCTCGTACTTGCCCCTACCCTGTGGGGCGGGGGCGGATTGCTATTTTCATTATGGGATAAGGAATGCCTACATTCCAAGGTGCATCATTACTGGCGGGTGCTGGCGCTACTAATAACAGCGCTATTACCAATGCTATCACAGTATCGTTCGTTGGTGCAGGCACATTGGTCGCGCCTAGGTATCCCGTTGATCTGCGTCAACGTCATTACCGCTTCCGCACAGATACTAGTGCAGTCGATGCTAGCCCATCATGGGGTGCTAGCGAAGATACTACCTATTTCCCCGGTGCAGCTACTTTCCGCCTGCGCATGGGCTTGCTTAATGCTGACCAAATCAATGCCATCGCCGCACAACCTTGGGAACTCTACATGTCCAAGAATGGCGCGGCGTATGCGCCAGTCACGCCATCGTCTACGGCAGGCGTCCAATCCAGTTCAAGTGCTAGTTCTGACCCCGACGAAACCATTGTCAGGGTGCCGCGCCTGACTGACCTTAGTGTCGCGCCGTCATGGACATATGATAACGCCAATATTGATTTGGATTTCGCTGGTGGGCGATATTATGACAGTACGTTAGGGGCTGCCAACGGCGAAGTTCTGCTTTGTCATTTTGAAGGTGCCAATACCAGCGAAAATATAATTGATGACTGCGGACGGCACACAGTTAGTGTAGGCGGCACAGCATATCTTAGTACAGCACAAAGCAAGTTTGGTGGTTCGTCACTATTCTTTGACGGTTCGGGTGGTTTTATACGTTTCCTCGACAATCAGGATGATTACAACTTAGGAACTACTGGCGACTTCACATTTGAACTTGAGTATAGACCTGCCGTCATCACCGGCATTCAAACACTGTTTTCATTGGCGATAAATCAAGGCAACGGTAGCGTAAATGTTCGAACCAATTCTTCGGGTCGTTTGATTACACAATCAGACACTGGTAACGATATTGTTGGCACGACAGCTTTAACTGCAAATAATTGGTATCATGTTGCATTGGTTCGTCGTGGCGGCATTCTGAGAATGTTTTTGAATGGTACTAAAGAAGGTAATGATTTTGCCGACACGACAAATTATTATGATAACACTGGTGGTGCAGCGCAGCCTAGGGTTGGGGGTAGCATCACCCTAAGTGATGATAGTCCACTTAATGGTTGGATAGATGAAGTTCGAATGCTCAAAGGTGTTGCCGCTTTTTGGGATACTTTCACTCTGCCAACGGCACCATATACTGCGTCCGCGACTATTACGCCTTCTAGTTGGTTATCCTGTTCGCGTGCCAGTATAGGTTATGCGAAGACAGCAACGGGCGTGCTGGCTCTGTTTGATAGTAATCAGTTGCGCATCACCGACGTAGGCCTCCTGATCGAGGATGCGCGGACGAATTATTGCCTGCAAAGTAATGCTGTCGATAATGGCGGTTATTGGGACATCGGTAGCCATGGGTGTTCCGTAACACCGGACGTTGCAACTGCTCCTGATGGCACCTCCGCTGATCTAGTCATAGCTACCACAACGGGGGCCTTCCACTTCCTGCCGCAAACCTCGATTACAGTTGCCGGATTGCCTGCAAAGGTAACATGGAGTGTATATGCCAAGGCAGGGGCATATAACTTCGGAGTATTGATTGCCAAAACGTCAAGCGGCGCTAATGCCTACCGGATTCTTGTAGATTTAACTACAGGGGCCGCTGTGGCGGCGGTCGATGGTGGATCACCGACTAATGTCACTTCTGGAGTTGAAACGCTTAGCAACGGTTGGTTCCGTCTTTGGATAACGATGGATGCAGTCACTAATGCGGATGTGTTGTTGGGCGTCAACGATACGAACACCTGGCACAGTTTTTTTGGTGATGGTGTGTCTGGCATCAATTTTTGGGGGGTGCAGGTGGAGGTTGGTTCCTTCCCCTCCTCCTTAATTACCACCACGACGACGAGCGCGACAAGGGCGGCGGATGCAATATTCTGTGCTGGCGCGGCTGATACTATTCTAAGCGCCTTGCCATTTTCGGTCGTTATGGATTTGACGGCGATTAAGTCCCCCGCCGTTGTAGGAGGAGCAATGGATTTTCTTTTGGATAATCTTGGAGGAAATGATGTGTTCTACGCGAATGGGGACGCTAACTCCGATTTAAGAGTGGAGAGTTCTCATGTTGGAATATTATTAGCGAACTTTCCGGGTGGACAACTGTTTTCGACCGGTGTCAAGTGTGGCCAAGCAATGGCTAGTGGCGCTCGTTCTCTCGTTGGCGGCGGCGGTACTGTTGCAACCGACGCAAACTCGCTCGCTCTAACCAGCGGGCAGATTAAAATAAGTTATTGGCAGTACCTTCGCCGCTTCACAGCTTGGAATAGCAAGCTTGCCGACGCTACGCTGCAAGCATTGACTAATCCATACACGGGGTAAGGGCCAACCATCCAAATGGGGCAGATTGACTACTTTTTTCGTTGGGCAAATGAAGCCGCAGCCAACGCTGACGCCACGTTGTTATCCAACAAATTCAACTTGGGCAACATCTGGTCGCTTGATTGTGTGTTGCCTAATGTATTAGCTTGGCGTCCATCGCAGGACGTTGGTGGCGTCCACACCTATCTGACTACATGGCATGCCATAGTGTCTTGGCCTAAGCCTATTAGCGTCTTGCTAAATGCTTCTGCCTTGGCTTTCGCCTTGGACCGTGACGCTGCCAAACTTGGACAACCTTTCGTCATTCAAAACAACATTGGTGCAGTGATATTGGATATAGCAGTTTCACCTATCTTCGCAGGCTCAAACTATCCGATTGGTGGCTACAACACCAAGCCGCAAACCAATGGTGCGGCGACATTTACAGGCGCGAGTAAGTTGGGCGCGCATTATAGTTAACCAGAATGATAGCAACACACTTCGGCGTTATAATTAAAAGGGAAACGGGCCAAGTTGCCCGTATTTTGAATCCTGATTTTGATGACCAGTTTGACGGATGCCATGTCGGCTCCGATGAGTACATGTTGCGTGTGGCAAAGGCAGATTATGGTATCAGTTTAGAACCTAATGCGATGACGTTAGAAGATGTAGCCCGTATACAGATTGCATTTTCGCCGCCAGTAGGTTGGCCATCCAACCGCTGAATGGAGATTTAATCCTCAGTGGCCCAGGAATTTATCCTAACTACAGGCACCAGCACTTACACGTCTAATGCGACGTGGAACAACGCTAATAACAGTGTTGAAACTATTGGTGCGGGCGGTGCAGGCGCGCATGGTGCTTCTACCTCTACTGGTGGCGGTGGCGGCGCGGGTGGTGGCTATAACAAAATAACCAACTTCTCGTTTGCGACACCGGGCACGACGACTGCTGCGGTTGGTGTTGGTGCTGCCGGTTTGCATGGTGGCACTTTCCCACAAAACGGCGGTGATACATGGTTCAATAGCGTTGCGTTCCCTGCTAGCGGGACGGCGGTAGGTTCTAGGGGTGGCCCATCTCCTACAACTAATACGAACGCAACGGGCGGCGTTGCTGCACTTACTACTACGTTCTTTCCGACAACATCACCCCCGGCACGTGTCGGCGGCGGCGGTGGTAATGGTGCGTCTGCTACGGCAGGCGGCGGTGGCGGTGGCGCAGGCGGTCCAAATGGTGTTGGTGCAGCGGGGTCGGGCACGGCCGGTGGTACTGCTGACGGTGGCACGGTCACTGGTGGCGCGGCGGGTAACCCCGGTACCCAATTCTCTGGCACTGAGTTTAAGAATAGTTCTACGGTTAAGGGGTGCGGTTCTGGTGGTGGCGGTTCCAACGCATCGGGAGGCACTGGTGGTAATGGTGGTTTGTACGGTGGTGGTGCTGGTGGCGGTTCACGCTCTAACGGCACTGGCGGTGACGGTGCGCAAGGTATCATTGTTCTAACATGGTTGTATGCTGCCGCTGGTAATGTATTGCTTGCTGGTGTTGGCACTTTAGCTTCGAAGGCTGTCCAGACTTTAGTTGGTTCGGCGGCGTTCTTAGATAGTTCCAACTTATTTGGCGCTGCCTCTACTCACACTCCCGCAGGCGCGTCGTTATTTGCCGGTGCCAGTACCTTTGGGGCGGCGGCAACTGTTTCTAGCAATGCACAGCAAGGCGCGTCCTTATTAGCAGGCACAGGTGCATTAGCCCCTGACACTAATCAGTTTGTTGCCGGTGATTTTGACGAATCTGGCGTTACTGCCGCCTTTGCCTTGCAGCCCGACGCGTATACTGAGTTTGAGTTTGGCTTAGCCTTAGTCGAGACTAATCTAGTATCAGGTGATACGTTAGACTTCCGTGTCTATATTAATGGCGTACCACTCACCTACTTCGTAACCCCCCGAATCACTGTCGGCGCTTTAACTCGGCAAGCAGCAGCATTGCTTGCCGGTATAGGGACACTTGCGTCCGCTGCTACACACAAGCCCGCTGGTAATGCGCTATTTGCTGGCGTCGGTACTATTGCAGCGTCCACGACGCAGAAGTTTGTCACTAACACCGCGCTATTTGCAGGCGTAGGAACGCTTGCAGTTAGCATTAGCCATACGCCTACTGGTGTGGCTTTATTTGCAGGTGTTGGTACGTTTGCTGCTAATGCTAATATCAATACCGGAGAAGCATTATTTGCAGGTAGTGGCACTTTCTTTGTTGCTGCTACACACAAGCCCGCTGGTAATGCGCTATTTGCTGGCGTCGGTACACTGGCAGCTAACGCTAATATTGATACTGGTGAGGCTTTATTTGCAGGCGTCGGCACACTTACTTTTAACGTTAGCCATATACCTGTTGGCGCAGCATTATTTGCCGGTGTCGGCACATTAGCCTCAGCCGCTTCTCATACGTCAGTTGTTACCGCCCTGTTTGCAGGCGTTGGCACCCTTGCGGGTGATTCTAGTGTTAGTGGTGGTGTCGTAGCGGCGCTGCTTGCTGGCGTCGGCACGCTTAATGCAGCAGGCACACATACCCCTGTTGGTGCGGCCTTATTTGCCGGTGTTGGTACGTTTTCAGCTTTTAGCTCACATTATGTTGTTGGCGATTATGATAATACTGGTGCGACTGCAAATGCGGTCCTTGTTGGTGATGCCTACACCGAACTTGAGTGGGGCCTCATCCTTGACGGCGACAATCTTAACGATGGCGATGTCCTAACCTTCCAAGTCCGGGCGAACGGCTCGCCACTCACCCGCCTTGTAACTCCATCTATCACCGCTTCCGCTCTACACAAGACTGGCAAAGCTTTATTTGCCGGTGTCGGTACATTTGCGGCTGCCGCTGTCCACACACCAACCCTTACCGCACTCTTTGCGGGTGTTGGCACTTTCTCCGCATCTACTACCCAAAGGTTTGTTACTACCGCACTGTTCGCAGGCGTAGGCGCATTTGCGGCTAACGTTCAATACCGCAATATGTCTGCGTTGCTTGCTGGCGTCGGTACGATTGCCGTTGATTCTAGTGTCCAAACTACCGCTACACAGTGGCAAGGCGCTGCCTTACTAGCAGGAGTTGGCACACTTAAGGTTGATGGTACTCACACTCCCGTAGGTGCGGCTTTATTCGCTGGCACTGGTACCATTGCTGTTAATAGTGTTCACACCGTTCAAGGTGCTGCCCTATTTGCTGGCGTCGGCTCTCTCGCGGCTAACGCCAACATAAATACTGCCCAAGCCTTATTTGCTGGTGTTGCTACTCTAGCGGCTGCCGCCACGCATACCCCGCTTGGTGTCGCACTCTTCGCGGGTACCGGCACTCTTGCTGCCAACGCTAACATAAACACCGCTCAAGCGTTGTTTGCAGGCGTTGGCACTCTTGCTGCCGCTGTTACTCACACCCCGGTTGGGGCCACACTCTTCGCGGGTGTCGGTGCACTTGCGGTTGATACTCAGCATACCCCCGTAGTAGCAGCCCTATTCGCAGGCATCGGCACGCTTGCGGTCGATACAGTCCACCAACCGTTAGCAACCGCTCTATTTGCGGGCGTCGGTACTTTAGCCTCAGCGGCCATTCATACACCAACTGCCGCTGCATTGTTTGCCGGTGTCGGTACCTTTGCCGCCAACGCCAATATTAATACAGGTCAAGCCCTATTCGCAGGCGTTGGCACCTTAGCCGTCGATAGCGTTCATACCCCGCTTGGGGCTGCGTTGTTTGCAGGCGTTGGCACCTTTGCTGCTAATGCCAACATAAATACTGCCCAAGCCTTATTTGCCGGGATTGGTACGTTTGCAGCAGCAGTAACGCATCCCCCACTTGGGGCAGCGTTGTTTGCCGGTGTCGGTACTCTCACTGTTGATAGCGTTCATACAGTTCAAGGTGCTGCACTATTCGCAGGTACAGGTACGTTTGCGGCAGCAGTGCTGGAAGCCGAACAGGCTACCGCCCTATTTGCTGGTGTTGGTACTCTCGCATCAGCCGCTACTCACACTCCGCTTGGCGTTGCACTATTCGCTGGCACAGGCACATTGGCGGCTAACGCCAATGTTAACACTGCTCAAGCCCTATTCGCTGGTATAGGAACCTTTACCGCCGCCGCCGTACATACCCCCGCAGGCGCTGCGCTGTTTGCGGGGCTTGGTACTCTTGCTGCCAACGCCAACATCAATACTGGCGCGGCACTGTTTGCAGGTGCAGGTACCCTAGCAGTCGCTGTCACCCTTAGTGACACCCAGTCTGCCGCGCTGTTTGCCGGTACAGGCACCTTTGTAGCGACTTCTGGTGCTCAAACATATTTTGGTGCAGCCTTATTTGCAGGTACAGGCACGCTCGCCGTTGCAGCGGTCCTTACCGAACAAGCCCAAGCCCTGTTCGCCGGTATAGGCACCCTGACAGCCACAGAGGTGGTCGCTGAGCAGGGTCAGGCACTTTTTGCTGGTGTAGGCACCCTATTTGTAGACGCCACCCACAGCCCGCTTGGTGCGGCCCTATTTGCCGGTGTCGGCACCCTTGCGGCGGCGGCAGTCCAAACCGAACTGGCGTCAGCCCTATTTGCCGGTGTCGGCACCTTATCCGCCAGTGTCGTAGAAGCGGAAGAAGCCACAGCCTTGTTTGCGGGCGTCGGCATCCTTGCCGTTGACGTTACGCACGCGCCGGTTGCAGCCGCTTTGTTCGCGGTTGTGGCCGTTTTGAACGCATCCACGATTCACGCGCCTACGGGTGCGGCACTGTTTGCAGGTACGGGTACATTTGCGGCCGATGCGCAGCCTGCCGTTGCTGTCACCGCATTATTTGCCGGTGTTGGCACCATTGCTGTTGACAGCGTCCACACCGCTCAAGGCGCTGCACTGTTTGCGGGCGTCGGTACTCTAGTTGCGGTCGAACAGGCTACCGAAACCGCACTAGCCTTATTTGCAGGCGTTGGCACGCTTGCGGTTGACACAATCCACACACCGTTAGGTGCAGCACTCTTTGCGGGTGTCGGTGCCCTTGCCGTTGACAGTGTTCATGCCTCGACTGTTACGGCATTGTTTGCCGGTGTTGGTACGCTTGCGGTTGACTCTGTCCCAGACCACGAAGGTGCGGCCTTATTTGCGGGTGTTGGCACACTCGCGTCCATGGCTACCTTCCTTGCGGCGGCGTCTGAAGGGGCAATACTCACAGGTGTTGGTACTCTTGCTGGTGCTGCTAGGCTTATTGATAGACAGTCGGCCGCATTATTCGCTGGCACAGGTACGTTTGCAGGCAATATTCAATACCGCAATATGTCTGCGTTGCTTGCTGGCGTAGGCACGCTTGCTGTTACCGTCAGTCAGAAGTCAGTTACCAACAAAGCATTGTTCGCTGGCGTAGGGACTTTTGCAGCCCTTGTAAGTCAGAAGTCGGTCACCAATAAAGCGCTGTTTGCCGGTGCAGGTGCTTTAGCGGCTGATGCACATTATCAAAATGCCAAAGCGCTTCTAGCAGGCACGGGTGCGTTAGCTGTTGATGCTACACCTGACCACGAAGGTGCTGCGCTATTTACTAACGCTAGTACGTTTGTCGCTAAAGCACAGGCGGTTGATTATGGGTATGCCCTACTCGCGGGCGTTGGCACGCTTGCTGGTGCTGCACGTCTAGTTGATAGGCAGTCTCAGGCGCTATTTGCTGGTACGGGTGAGTTTGACGCAACCGCCTTTGTCCGGACTCAAGGTGCTGCCTTATTTGCAGGCGTCGGTGCATTATCAGTCCAAGTTAGTGTTGGGGCGTCTGCACTGTTAGCCGGTGTCGGCCAACTCGTTGTTGACGCTAGCCATACCACATCGGCCCAAGCCTTATTTGCAGGCATTGGCACCCTCACCGTCAACGTCAGCCACACGCCACTTGGCGCAGCCCTGTTTGTGGGCGCTGGCAGCCTGTCAGTTGCAGTTGAGGAAGAAGAAGTCGCCACTGCATTGTTTGCAGGCGTAGGCGAGTTCGACGCTCAGGCAACTCATACACCACAAGCCATCGCTGCCTTTATTGGTGCGGGTAATATCAGGGTTGATGGCCTTAGGGTTACGTTTGGTACGGCGCTACTCGCTGGCCAAGGGGCACTGTTTGGTGCTGGTACTCATACGGCCGCAGGCGCGGCGCTGCTCGCGGGTGATAGTGGACTAGTCGCTGCTGCCTCAAAGTACACCTTCATTGGGGCAAGGTTTGTGGGCGAGAGCGGCCTATCGACTGCTGCCGTCCAAGACCTGCTTGCAGCGGCGTTCTTCCAAGGTGAAGGTACGTTAGCAGCCAATGCACTGCACTTCCTGTCGATTGGTGCTATCTTAACGGGTGAAGGTAACTTCAAGGCTCGTGCAGTAGCGCCGTTCGAAGGCTTCCTAGTTTGCTCGTCAATCACACTTAATCCCACGATTGCCGCGCAAGTCGCGCTTGGACCAGAACTTGCGGCGACTTTGACGCTTAATCCTACGGTTGATGGGGCGTTAACGCTTGCGCCCGAAGTGTTAGCGGGGATAATGCTTAATCCGACTCTTGGCGCGAATCTTACGATGAATCCTGCGGTTATAGGAACTCCTGATGTGAAGGAATGCTAAAATGGCAACAGCACCTGCAATAGCGTTTATCGAAAACACAAATAATCTTGAGCTTAATGGCCTTCAGAGTGAGCTTGAAGGGACCTTTCTTGACAGCGCTACAGTGCAAGTGGTGGTAAATGATTCCACTGGGCACCCCGTAGCCGGTGAGTTTTGGCCTGTCACTATGACGTATGTGCCATTGTCCAAGGGCAACTACGTTGCAGGCTTATCACACACGATAGCTTTCTTACCTAATCAGCGTTACACCGCAATCATTGATGCTGATGGCAGCGACGGTCATACCGAACGTGTTGGACACTGGGAGTTTGTATTTACGGCTAAGACCCGCACAAGTTAAAATGCGCTCATGGCATAATGATGCTGAACAGCGACGTGCTCTGATACGTGGACAGCAACGGATGCGTGGAGGCTTTATCTATCCCGGTGGTAATAACCTTCTGCCGACGCCGTCCCCGGCCGGGCTTAAGCCTGCTGTAATCATCACGGGTATGCAAGGCTTTGGTGACAACCTTCACCAAAGGGCAATCTTGCGTGTGCTGTTAAAAGACTATGAAGTTTGGTTGGAAAGTTGTCACGCCAGTATCTATCACGATATGTTGGACCAAGGCTTGAAGATAATGCGGCGTAATACGTCGCTGTTCGAACAGACCAAGACTTTGCAGCGGGATGCACACCTATTTACCCAAACTGCACCGCCTCAGGCTATACAACGTATGCCACGTATCTGGTACAGCGGTGCTGATATTAACGCTAAATCTTATACCATTTTGGCGTCCATGTTTGCGTCATGTGGGGTGCCTATGCCACAGGCCCCCGACTTCTCATGGCCGCTTAAGGATGAGTGGCGGGCCGCAGCTAGGAAACTAATTGCAAGTTGGGATACACGTGGCAAGCCGTTGCTTATTTATCGGCCTATCGTAGTCAAAAGGGAATGGTCCGCCCCCGCACGCAACCCGGACCCCGCCGCTTATGCGGCTTTGTTCGCTCCCCTACGGGAGCATTTCTTTACCGTCAGTGTTGCTAGCCTTCGGCCGGGACAAGAATGGATTGAAGGCCCAGAGCAAGCCACCGACGTTAAGCTGCACAGCGGGCAATTAGATTTCCCTACCTTGGGCGCTTTGTTTGCCGAAGCCAAGTTGGTTTACGCAAACCCCGGCTTCGCCCCGGTGTTGGCGCAAGCCGTTGGCACCCCGGTTATTACCGTCTTTGGCGGGCGTGAATGTTATGCCGTTACCGACATAGCGGGTGCACACCTTGCCCCAACCCTTGGGATAGACCCTGACAATCCGTGCCGGTGCTTCTCGCACACCCACCGCTGTGACAAACGCATCACCTTGCCGCCTGCGCAGGCGCGAGTGCTAGAGTTTGTCGGCACTTACGCGCAAGTGCCGACGTTTAGTAAGCCACCGCTGTACGTAGTCGGGATGTGGGGTATTGGGGACTGCATTTACGAGCGCAGTATTTTGAAAGAGCTAATGAAGGCTCACACGGTATTTTTGGAGGAATGCCATTATTCATTGGCATATGACCTAATCGAGCAGGGACTGAGGGTGCAAAAGTGGTGCACGTTCCTTACTAAGGACACACCGTTTCCGGTAATTAATCCGCCGCCCAGCACACCTAAGAAGGTTATGGGCTACCCGCAAGCAGGCGTGGAGAAGCATGGCAGCATCTTGGCCGCGATGTTCGGTGAATTTGGCTTAAAGGTAAATAAGCCTGACTTCAGTCTACCAGTGAAGCCGCAATGGCGGGCCAAAGCCAATGCCCTAATCCGGTCGTGGAACATAGGGGACAAGCCATTACTCATTTACCGGCCTAATACTGCTCGCAAGCAATGGAGTGGTTCGAACGGCCGAACATGTGACGTGGGTGCCTACAACGCACTCTATCAGGATATACGCGGTAAGTTTTTTGTGGTTAGCACTGCTAAAGTTGGTGAGAAAGGCTATCAAGAATGGATTGAAGGCCCTGAGCAAGCCTGCGACGTTAACTTAAATCGCGGTGAGTTGGATTTCGAAACTATGTTGGGATTGTACAGCGAAGCCGACATGGTATTTACACCATCGTGCTTTGCCCCTGTTCTAGCCCAAGCTGTAGGGACTCCAAGCGTGGTTATTTATGGTGGCAAGGAACGTTACAGCACCACAAACGCAGCAGGTGCACACCTTGCTCCAACCTTAGGTATTGACGTAGATCACCCGACTAACTTTGATTACACGGCTAAGGCTAACTATAATCGCACTATTACCTTGCCCCCTGCACGCGAAAAGATTGCCGCTTTTCTAGAGCAATACCGCCGCCCACGTACCTTGATTTTCTGCACCAACTATGTGGATAACGACGAGCGGGCGAGGGTATTCGACTACTGGTTGACTATCGCCACACGTGATAACCCACGTTGTGATGTATTGGTGGTAGATACGCCATCAAGTCGTGTGTGGGAAATTGACCCGAAATGGGGTTTTATTAAACATGAGAAAGGGTTGCGCGCCCCCAGGATGTTCTACCGCTTCCCTGACAATATTGGGCACCTTAATGCTAGGGGCCGGGATGGTTGGGGTAGGGCCTTTTCTTATGGCCTTTGGGCTGCCGTCGATAGCGGGTATGATTATGTAGTGCACATAGAAGGAGACCTGCTGTTTAAGCCATCTATCAACGTCGCGGTCAAGCGTATGCGTAATGCGGGCATTGTGGTAGCATCGCCGCCAGTAAGAGGCACTGAGAAGTTGTCAGGCGATGCCTTAACGGAAACAGGGGTTATGTTCTTTAGCACTGCTTATCTACAGCAATCCCGTTTTATTGAGTTCTATGCTTGGCCCGGTCGGCATAATAAGCCTGCCCCCGAAGCTGTAGTCTACCGCTTAATTAGTAATGTACTGCGCACGGCTGATTGGCAAGGATTACGTAACGATAAGGATGAGGTTACGGTCGAGAACGTTGTCCAAAAGAAACTGGATTATATTACCCACTGCAAGGATGTGCGAATATATGACAAGTTCATGGAGCAATGATGTTGAGTCACAAACCACCCCAAACTAGGCCTGCACATTTAGGTCTGCATGCAGATGAACGGTATGTCGCTTGGCGGCCTGATTCCGATGTGTATTTCAGGCGGCATAATGAGCTTCATGAGTTGTATGGCAAGTGGATTGAGAAGAATGATGAGAACGCTGGCGATATCCCACGGCTTTTGAGCCTTATGTACAACATCAAGCAAGTCATGGGTGAAGGTGTACCCGGCGCATTTGCTGAGTTGGGTGTGTATCGCGGCAACTCAGCGTCAGTGCTTGCACATTACGCTAGCTTGTCACAACGCACATTGTACTTGTTTGATACCTTCGAAGGCTTCAGCGAACGTAACTTCAGCACACATGACATTGATATGGACGCGCAGAAATACTACGCCGATACCTCAATGGACGAGGTAAAAAGCATTGTTGGTGATGGGCCAGTATGTATTAAGGGGCTATTCCCACAGTCAATCCCGAATGAGTTAGATGGTGTGTCGTTCGCGGACAATGTTCGCTTTGCCGTGGTCAGCTTGGATTGTGACTTGTATGAGCCAACCAAAGCCGGAATAGAGTGGTTTTACCCACGTCTATCGCCGGGCGGTATTATGTTTATCCATGACTTTTCCAGCGGCTATTGGGAAGGCACAAGGTGGGCCGCTGAAGAGTTCTTAACAACCATCCCAGAGACTGTGGCATTGCTGCCTGACAAGTCGGGTACCGCTATACTGAGAAAGAACCGGATGTGAACCATGAAGATTGGTGTTATCGGGTTAGGTATGGTTGGCGAGGTAGTAGGCCTTAGCCTACTTAGAATCGGCCATGAAGTGGTTGGCTTCGATATTGACCCAAACAAGTCGTCAGTATTTCGCGCCGTCTTTAGCGACCTTCTAGATACCGAACTAGTGTTTGTCTGTGTGCCAACGCCAAGTTTGCCTGACGGCCATTGTGATACCAGTGTAGTTGTAAGTGTGCTGAATAATCTATCGAGAGAACAATATCGTGGTTTGGTGGTTATTAAGTCTACAGTACCACCGGGCAGCACTCAGCGATATGCTAAGACTTATAAGGACCTACTACGATTAGCCTTTTGCCCAGAGTTCTTGCGCGAGCGCACTAGGTTTGCCGATTTTATCGACAACCACGAATTATGTATTGCGGGTACGTTTAATGAATACGACACCGAATTGATTCGTAGAGCGCATGGCAGCTTGCCAGAGCATTTTGTGGTTATGACGCCCACTGAAGCAGAGTTAGCGAAATACTTTGTCAACTGCTTCAATGCCTATCGGGTCAACTTTGCCAATGCATTTTATGATGTTTGTCAGTCATTGGGTGCCAACTATAACACAATCAAGGATGCGGTGACGGTGCGTTCTACCCTTAGTCCTTATTACTTGATTTGTAATGAGCAAATGCGGGGGTTCGGCGGGGCTTGTCTCCCAAAGGATACAAAGGCTTTCGCGGTATTTGTCAAGGAGTTGGGTATACCAACCGCAGTGTTTGATAAGATAGTAGACGAAAACTATAGGTTCACTAAACCATGAGAGTTTTGGTAACTGGTGGTGCGGGCTTTATTGGTTCATATGTGGTCAAGGCGCTGGTTGCGGCTGGCGAGCAGGTACGAATCTTAGACAATGTCTCGCGGGGCGAAATACCAATTCCTAAAGGTATTGAAGTTCATATCGGTGATATCCGCGATGCTGATGAGATATTGTATTCGTGCCGTGATATTAATGAAGTTATCCACTTAGCTTACATTAACGGCACTCAGAACTTCTACGATAAGCCTGCTGAAGTCCTAGATGTTGGTGTTCGTGGCATGCTCAATGTGCTAGATGCTTGCAAGGCTAATGGTGTGCGCCGCTTGATGTTGGTTTCATCATCGGAAGTTTGCCAAACTGATTTACCATTTTTCCCTAACAAGGGAATGCACGAAGAACTGCCACTTACAATCCCTGACCCACATAATCCACGTTTCTCTTACTCTGCCGGTAAGATTATCTCAGAGATGTTGGCGCTCCACTGTGGCCAGTTCGATTGGCTTACAATTGTTCGGCCATTTAATATTTATGGGCCGGGTATGCCTGAAGGTCACGTCATTCCTGATTTTACCAAGCGTTTGCAAGAAGGCTCAAAACACGGCTACGCTGATCCGGTGCCATTTCCTATCTTGGGTAGTGGTTATGATACGCGGTCCTTTTGTTATATTGACGACTTCAGCGAAGGCTTAATGACGGTACGTGCCAAAGGCGAGCATTTAGGCATATACAATATCGGCAATCCTGAGGAAGTTAACATTCGTAGTTTGGCTAAACTGATGGCCAATATTTATGGAATGGAACTCCTTATCACCGAAGCTGCCGCGCGTCCGGGTAGTATCACACGGCGGCGGCCTGATATCTCCAAGTTAGCGGCGCTTGGTTACGTGCCTAAAATATTGTTGCAAGAAGGGTTGCGGAGGGTATTGTGTCAGTAAAATGTCAGGCTTGCAGTCAGCCACTTACTTCGGTGCTGAATCTAGGTTACATGCCCCCGCCTAACGAGATGCCAAAGTGCGAAGGGCACGACCCCAAGCCGCAGACTTGGTTGCCCACCGAACTGATGTTTTGTGAGGTATGTGGGTTGGCGCAATTAGGTTATATACCCGACCAGGGAATCGCGTTCCCAGAAGACTACCCCTACCGCAGTGGGGCAACTCCGGCCCTGCGCCGTAACTTTGAAGAATTAGCGGTGAATGCAAACCACGTAGTACAATTAGGGCATGGTACGTTAGTTGTTGATATTGGCTCTAATGATGGCACTTTACTTGAGTGTTTCGGACAACAGCAAAACAAACTGGGTATTGAGCCAACTGTTGCTGCATTCGACGCAATTAAGAAGGGCATCAATACCGAGAAATTATTCTTCGGCAATTCGACAGCACATGATATACGAAACACTTACGGTCAAGCCAAGCTTATTACCTGTGCCAACTGCTTTGCTCACATGCCTAATATTCATGATGTTATCGAAGGTATCAAGACATTACTCAGAGACGACGGAATCTTTGTGTCGGAGTCACATTACCTAATCGACTTAATAAATAAGCTGCAATATGACACCATTTACGCTGAGCACCTTCGCTATTATACGGTGCATAGCATTGTTAATTTGCTCAACAAGCACGGGCTGCAAGTTTTCAAGGTTGATCGTATTCCTACGCACGGCGGATCAATACGGGTCTATGCTAAGAAGGGAACGCAAGGTTCGGTAACTCTTCAATTAGCAACAGCCCTGCGATTTTATATAGATGAAGTTGGCGGAACGATCCTTATGGATCGCCTTTACAAGTTCGCCGCCAAGGTGCAGGCGAGTAAGTTAAAGTTGCTTGAACATCTTGCATTTATCAAATCTCTTGGTGGTAACATTGTGGGCATTGGTGCACCGTCACGGGCATCTACAGTTATCAACTACGCTAGGTTGGATAGTGGTATTATCGACTACATTTGCGAACAGTCACATTCGGATAAACTTGGCAGGTTTATGCCGGGGACTGATATTCCGGTGGTAGACGAGAAACGTCTTTACGACGAACAGCCTACTGCGACAATCTTGTTTTCTTGGCATTTGGCAGAGACTTTGATTCCTAACCTTAGGGCTAAAGGTTATCGTGGTGAAATCATCCTACCATGTGAAACATGATTCCTTGGTTCTCGCCTCATATTGGTGTCACTGAATACCGCGCCGTCAAGGCGGTGTTGGACAGCGGTTTTATCAATGAGGGGTCGGTGACCCGTGAATTTGAGGAACGAGTAGCAACCTTGGTTGGTCGAAGGCATGGTATTGCAGTCCCCAATGGCACAACTGCTTTAGCACTGGCGTTGATGGCGGCGGGATTGCAGCCGGGCGACGACGTGATTGTACCCGACTTCACTTTCATAGCCACTGCTAACGCGGTGAAGTTGGCCGGTGGGAATGTGGTCTTAGCGGATGTTGACCCGCTTAACTTTTGTTTGACAGTGGATACGGTTAAGGCAGTGATTACGGAGGACACCCGCTTCGTCATTCCGGTAGAAGTTAACGGTCGCCAACCTAATAAGGAACTGTTTGCATACTGCATTATTAACAACTTAACAGTCATAACAGATAGTTGTGAAGCTCTAGGTTCGGCTAGTTGTGGCACACATGGTTTCGCATCTTGTTTCTCATTCTCGCCTAACAAGTTGGTGACTACGGGCCAGGGCGGTATGGTAGTGACAAATGACTCTAGCTTACGCGACAGATTACACACACTAAAATATCAAGGCATGTTTGAGCGTGGATCAGGTGGGCGCGATTTACATCCTATGCTTGGTTTTAATTTCAAGTTCAACGATATATTAGCGGCTATAGGGTTAGCCCAACTTGCTGCTTTTCCAGCACGGCTGGCGCGTTGTCAGGAACGTGACCACTGGTACCGTGAAGCGTTACGCACCTTGCTTAATGTAGAGATAAGTTTGCCTGCAACTGCAAATAATGAGATTTGTCTTTGGACTGACATACTAGTTAACAAGCCTTTTAACTTGGCTAAAGCACTGACTGAGAATGGCATTGGTTGTCGCGGGTTTTGGCTGCCTTTACACACACAAGCCTCCTATAAGTTTAATAAACATTTCCCTGTTGCTGAAAGTATATCGGCACGAGGTATTTGGTTGCCGTCGAACCATGATATTACTAAGGAGCAGGTACAGCACATCGCGGCGGTAATAAAAAATGTAATCTGGGCATCAGAGGAAAAGGATGTGTGATGGAATCGCAAGAAGAGATGGTAGCTAGGATTAAGCGTGACGCTCATATAAGGCGTGAGCTATATATCGAGATGCTAAATGAACGCCACATTTATCCTGATATACCCCTACCGGAAACACCGTGGTTCACCGTGAATGAATTACGTGGCTTTGGTTTCACGTCAGTAGGCAAGAACGTAAAGGTCAGCCGCAAGTGTTCGCTTTACTTCATGCAAGGTTGGTTAGGCGACCACGTTCGTATTGATGATTATTGCACGTTAAAAGGCGACGTAGTTATTGGTAGCTATGTCCACATTGCCAACTACGTAATGATTAGCGCAATGTCAGGGCGCGTCACTTTCAGGCCATTTTCCAGTGCGGCTGCACGTTCAACCATCCTGACCACAACTGACGACCACCGCGCCAACACGCTTAGCAACTCATGTGTGCCGAAGCAGTATCTTACAAGCATTACTGGTCCAATCACGGTAGGCATTGGTACCTTGGTTGGTACTCATTGTGTGGTGCTACCTAATGTAACTATCGGTGACGGTGCCAGCATCGGCAGTGGATGTGTGGTTTATCGGGACGTACCTGATGGTGGTGTGCTGCGGATGCCAAGGCCGGAATTGCTAGATCGCAAGCGCGATTATAGGGCTATATTAGCCATGGCCAATAAGGTATTAAAGCAAGATGCTGAATCTGCCTGATGTGACTTTGGTAACGGTCGAGACTAGAGCGCATGAGTTGGCGCGGATTGCTATTAATGATTGCCTAAGTAAGGTGTCCTTTGGCGACGTGATTATCTACACTGATAAGCCTGAGCAGTTTCGAGAGTACAATACTTCTTATGTCCCCGATTGGCCGACTAAGGCATCTTTTTGTGAGTTTTCCATGTTTGAGGCGTTTAAGCCTGTGACGACTAGCCATATCCTATATGTGGAGTGGGACGGCGGTATTTGGCAATCTGACATGTGGACTGATGATTTCCTACAGTATGATTACGTGGGTGCGGTGTGGCCTTGGTGTAAAGCGCCTTACAATGTCGGATTGCCAAATACCG